AGTATTTAGTATAAGTATAGTAAAAGCCGGGTTCTAAGATAGAGTAAAACTCATTGTTACCCATTATATCTGAACTCAAAGACAATATTGTAGAACTATCTACATTTGTAATAGTTGCCGTGTTACCTGACGAGTCTCGTACGGTTTTACCTTTCAGACGACTACCAAACCTACCGTCACTATCTTCTAACTTATCTGTTGTGTCTGCGCTTGTAGTTCCACTAATAAACTGTGCACCGTTAGCAATTGTAGGATTACTTGTGTCACCATCTATACCGTTATTGAATACAAAAAGAGCGTTTAACTCATCACCTTCTTCTGCTAAGGCTTTTGTTTCGTATACTTTTATTATAAAATTTACTGGTATTGTATCATTTGCTGCCATATCTTTTCACCTAATTCGTTTTCAACCCCAACCCTGCTTTCTTAAAAGCCACGTTACTTGAAGAAGCTACCTCGGTTGAAGAAGTACCTCTTATGTTATGATAATCTTTAACAAATAACCTTGCAACATTAGATATACCTGTTGCTATAGAAGCAGTTGATAACTCTTCTAAAGGTTTTGTAAATGTAAACTTACCCGTTTTAGGGACAACTGGATATATTGCTTTGTTGTACAATACAATTTCTTCTATTTTACCTGAAAAACCATTAGCACTTGGAGCACCTGTTCCAGTTACAGGTTCTATACCTACTGTTAATCTACTAGAAGCGTTTGCTAAATTAGTATCAACTTTCCAATTGTTAGCACTACCTGCTGTAGTTTTTAAACCACTTTGGTCTTCTAATTTACCATTTATAAATAGTTTTACGTTACCAGAAATCAAACTACCATCGAAAGTTAATATAACATTTGTGGGTGTTTCTCCATCAGTGTTTATAACAGATGTAGATTTTAGTGTAACTTCAGTACCACCTTGTGGAGTGATAGCTGCATTTATATTACCACTAGTATCTACAGATATATCAAACTCACCATGTTTACCTACTACAAAACCAGTATGTGCAATACTATCACAAGTAAAATGTGCTACTAAACTGAATTCATCGGTAGGTTGAGTATAACTACCACTGTTAGAATTGTTAGTAACTGCATCTGGGAAAGTAACAAAACAATCTTCTCCTGCGTCCGTAAGTAATGCGTTACCTGCTAAACCTTCTCTAGAGGTAGCCATACCACCACCAATAGCAGCAGCATTGACTTCAGTACCATTATGTATACCTGAATATCTTTTTAATTTTATATTACTAGCAGATGAAACATCTGTTTCGTTTAAATGTATAACAGCAACGGCATCGTGATATTGATGCTTTATTTCTGCATTACTTAACATTAAGAAACCATACCATAAATCATCATCTTTGGAAGACCAAGTAAAATCAGCATAAAATGGGTCATCTTTATTTGGTAATATATTGAAACTTTCTACAACTGGCAATTTGTCAACATAATAATATGTAAAAAATGGGTCTTTACTAGAACCAGTATATTTAGTAGTAGTTAATGAAGAAACCCCTCTCAACTCAGGAGACACTTTTAAATATAATGATACTTTTTCATCGGGTTTTTTAAGTCTAGTGTTTTCAACTTGAATAAGACTATCAAGACTTACCGTATTGTATCCAGTTACTGGACTGTATTTTTGAATATATCCTAAACTTGTCTCTCCATCCAAAGCACCTTGCTCGTCACCAGCTTTACGATAACCATAATCAATACTATCTTCTACTAAACCACCAGCAGAAGAAAATGATAAACTCCATTTATTACTCAACTCAGAACTGTCTGAGTATAGTGTTTCAGAAAATGTAGTACCTTTAGTAGTAGATGCTGGAGCTATTGCAGTGCCTCCAGTACCTAATGTAACTACAGAATAACCATATGTTTTATCAGCTAATAAAGCATTCCCTGTTTCAGCTTTATTATAAATTTCAGCAACTATCCAATATCTGAGAGGACTTACATATAATTCTGAAAGATTATCTAAATGTATCAAAGGTGTACTACCATCATCAGCATCACCATTGTGATAACCATCTCTTTTCCTAAATGTAAATGTATTACCAGAAACTCCTCCATATATTGTAGAATCGTCCATCACATAATCATCTCGGAAAAACCTATTATCATATGGTCTACCTGCTCTATATATTATGAATTTTTCACCACTGAATTGTTTTAGTATACTTGGGTTAGAAACAGTAACTTGACCTTTAGCTGCATCTATTATACTTGTTATTTTTGTAGAACAAGCTGGATTTTCTCTAGCCACATAATTACCGCCAACTTCATCAGATAAAGCACCACTATTGGTTAATGTCCAAAAACCGGGTTTAGTAAACTTATCACAAAAATTAGTTCCCTCCAAAGTAATTTTATCATTTAAATGATGGTCTGTACCTAAATTCTGGTCTCTATCTTGTATTAACCACATACCTAAATCATTATTAGCACTATCATCAGGTATAAAGAATATAACATCGGATGAAGTGTTAGCACCAGCACCACTAGAAGAAAACTCCATAGATTTCGCAGCGTCAGATGCATCATTTTCAACGTAATTTAATGTATCAAAATCTCCCATAAAAATATGGTTTGTTTTACTACTCCATATATCATCTACCGTACCCCAGTAAAGATATGAAGGAACCACAGCTCTATCGTTAGCCGAAGTGGTATGCGCAAAACGCGTGTCTTCACCAAGGAAATCAGCGCCTTTAGCAAAAGTGCCTCCACTATCATCAATCAAATCAAATTCACTGGTAGCACTTATACGCATAGCACTAGGATTTAAATTTTTTGGAGATATAGATGAATTGTACATATCTCCTTCAAATCCTCTTATAGATACAGTTTCTATACAAACATCTGTTTGAGAATCAAGACCACTGGCATAAAGATGGTCTGAACCACCTACTTCTCCATCTGCACCAACTTTACAACCATTTACGACAAAATGTAAATAGCTAGGAAATTGGTCACCAGTATTAGAAACATCAGGAGCACCGAAAGTTAAAGTTGTATTATTATTACTTGCAGTAGCATTAACATTAAGTTCGAATGTAGTTGAATTAGTTATACTTTGTACAACAGCACCATCAGGTATACCAGTTCCACTTACACCTAATCCTTCAACGATTGCAGCATTAGCATCATGTGTAACTGTTGCATCACCACTTGTAACATCACATGTGGCATCTGTAAAATTAGCCATACCTTGATGTTTTTGCCTTTGTGTAAACATTATTTGTCCATCGGAATTAAGAAGAGTCCAACGCATATAACCGTTGGTAGCATCTCTATGGTTAATATGTATTTTTAAAGTATACCATGCACCAGTATCATAAGCTGTATTAGGTTCACCATCAGTTCCTATTGTTTTCAAAATATTAGGCTCTATTGCACTATCAGTTATGGTTCCTCCGCCTTGACCTCCATCTTTTACAATGAAAGCAGGACCACTAGGTGCACTACTGCTTAACTGGCCGTGTACATTATAACTACCTCTTGTGTCACCAGTATGTATTATTTTTATTTCTCCTGTTGCTGCATTAGTATTATTTTGGTCTGTAGTATGTCTTATAAAAAACAACCCATTATAACTATTAACTTTTAAATTTTTATTTTCAGCACGTGAAATTCTGTTTCTATAATCAACAGATGGTCCTGTATTCATCCTATTTAACATAGCAGACAAATCTTCACTACCGTCCATAGGTCTTGTAGCACAAAACACACCAAAAGACCTATTTAAATTATGACCAAAAGCATCACTAGTATTCAATCCTTGTCTATGGTACATATCTAATCTTGGTATAGAAAAGCTTATAGATACTTCCATGCTATCCATAGGCTCATCTTCATCCTGTATTCTAGCCAAAGTCAAAGGTTTAGGTATTTTCATCACAGCGACCATAGATTGATAATCTATACTTGCCTTACCAAGTGTAAGTTTTTGAGCAGCTTGTGCATTTGGGTATAAACTAGACATTTGCATACATGTCCCTGTTTTAGGAGTATTGAAATCTGAAAACACTGGCAAAGAATATGCAGATATTTTTGGGGAACCGTCGTCCGATGTTCCATTTTGTATATAATTAGTATATCTTATACTATGTAAAAATGTATCTGTAGTATTTATAAGAGAACTTTGTAAAACTTTGGATGTTAAATTAGTTTCTTCTAAATTAGCAAATTTGTCGTTTTTAAATTTAAGAAGGTCTTCAATCAGAAACTTCAAATTAATTTCTCGACTTTCACAATAAGCTTTGTCGTAATAATGTCTTTGTATAGCAAAATCACCAAGGAATCTTCTTCTACCTTCAGAAGCTTCTAATTTATCTCCATAACCCTTTTTCAAAGGTAATATCCATTGACCTTGATATTCTACACAATGTTGTTTTCTAAATGATGACTTTTTGCTTATACCTTGTGACCTATCTCTACTTTTATGGTCACCCTTATCACCTTCTTGTATTGCCCATGCATCATCTAAAAGTAAATAAGCGTCTCCATCGTTTACTTCCTTAGAGTTTATACCTCTTTTTTGATTACCTCTAGCTAAATTACCAGTAAAGATAGAAGCACCGTCAAAAGATTCAGTTATACTAGAAGTATTTGCTCCTTTGTAAGACATAGAACCTACAATAACATTTGCTTTAGCTGCAGTAGGCACTCCGAAAGTACCTTCTGTTTTAGCGCTTTCTAAACTAGTTTTGAATTTGTAAACTTCTATATCAGGCACAGTTATATGTTTATCATAACCAACATTATCATGATAAATATTTAAATCAAGACCAATCAAATCACCGGCACCAAAATCTGGTGCTCTCTTTACTGGACTTTCTATAATATATTCTGAATTTGTGTAATGACTACCAAATGTTATTTCACCAGTCTCTATAGTTTCTTCAGTGTCCATTGGTCCCAAAATAGTACCTTGACCATCATAAATATCTTTAAATTTAGGAGAAACTACTAAATCTGTAATACTTTGGAATGAATCTGTAGTCTTCAACTCTCTTTTGAAAATTGCACCAGTAGAAGCAACTCTTCTACCTCCTACAATAGCATGTTCTTCCGCTGGTGTACCGGGCACTTCTCTTAATCCCATTTCTTCCAATTTTTGGAAAGCTGCATCAACAAACAGTTTACCTATATCTAAATCTGTTAAATTAAGTTTCATTTTTGTCATATTATATTCCTCCTACGTCGTTAACTTTTCTTAATGCTTCAGGCAGTGCAACAGCTATACGCTCTGCAAAGTCATCGGCATCATTAGTTACTATGTCGCCCTGTATATTTAAAGTTATGCCTGAACCGCCACCCAACATATTTTGAGTTTTTGATACGATTGATTCACCGGGTTCTACCATAACTGGGAAATGTCTACCACCTAAACTTCCACCCATATCATACATTCTCATACCTAAATCAGCCATAGGTGTACTAGGAGTTTCTATTTTCGGTGGTTTCATAAACGCTCTAGTAGCTACACCTAATGTTAACATAGTTCCAGCACCTGCAGCAACTGCTGCTGTCATGGCTGTCATACCAAATGTTGCTTCCACTCCTGCTGCTCTAGCGATATTGAAAGCCATCATACCTCCTGCTGCCACCAAAAGCGCTGCTCCAAGAATTTGATAAGCTTGTGAAGACTTGTTAAGTAAAGTTATACCTGCAAACATGGCCACATTAGCACCTAATTGTACAGTTGTTAATATAGCTTGTTGCCTAGCGTTTAGTGCCATTTGTCCATTCTCTAATATTAACATTTTTGTTTTTATATCACTAGCTATACCAGAAGCAGCCGTAGCATTTTTAGAAGAAAGAGTTGCTAAAGTAAATGCAACAGTATGCGCTTGTGATATAGGTAATAGTCCATTCATAACTTTCATCATTAGAATAGCTTCTAACATACCATCACCGAACACTCTAAACAATAAACCTACCGCTCTCAAAGGTATCAACAGTGCATGTATGGTCGTTCTAAGTGAGTTAGAACCTTTATTCATTTGAGCAAAACCTTTTAATAAATCTCTGAGTAAACCAGACAAATCTTTCACAAGTAATATTACACTATCTCTCAATTCTGCACCTAAATTAGTAAGAGCTCTAGTTCCGTCGTCCATTTTAATTAAAAATAAATCTTCAAATTCTTGTGTTATTTCGTGCAATTGATTACCAAAAGTATTCAACGTCTCATTTGTTCTACCAACCTCATCTGAGAGCAAAAATGGAGCCATAAGTGCGTTTTTAATCACTTGTATTTGGTTAGATAAAGATTTTTGCTGAACGTTTGCCATTTCAGTAGCAGCACCTGTAGAGTTCTGTAAATCATCGACAGCATCTTTGAAGGTATCTGCCTCTCTTACTAAATGGACGAAAGCAGTAGCACCACGAACATTCAAATCTTCTAACAAAGTAGTCATCAAGTCTACGTTGTCGTTAATATCTGGGAATGCATCATGAAATTCTTTAGCTATCACAGTCAAATCTTTAAACATACCTTCTTGATTTACTAATTCTATACCTAATTTTGCAAATGCGGCAGTATTATCTTCAGCATGTTGTGCGAACTCAGCTAAAGTCTGACGTAAACCACGACCTGCAATACCTGCTTCTAAAGCACGATTACTCAATATTTGTAAAGCACCAAGTAATTGCTCTACCTCTTGATTTGTAGCAACAAAGAACGGCATAGCGAACTTAACAGAACTAGCTAAATCTTGGTATTCAATCAAAGACTTGTTAATAGAATGTGCAAACATATCTGTAATTCTGGCAGATTCTGACATCTCTTTACCAAAACCAAATAAAGTCTGCGTGGTTAATTTAGCAATAGTGTCGTGGTCACCTTGAACAGCCATTGCTAACTTCAAAGTGTTAGTTAATACTTCTTGCGATTCACTTGCAGTCAGACCAGCCGATGCCAAAGTATATAAACCTTCAGAAGCATCTTGTAATGTAACACCATACTGTGTACTAAAATTAATTATATCATCTGACAAATCAAACAAAATGTCGAATGATTTTTGATAAATAGATTGTGCATTCATCAATTCTTTTTCAAAAGAAATAAAATCTGATATGACACTTTGTAATCTAAAACCAAATGTCATCAATGCTATACCACTAGCCATAAGTGCACCCGTAAAGGCACCTGTTAACTGCATAGCAACAGAACTATAAGCTTGATTTATACGTTGTAAAAGAGCCATTTGTTCTTTCAAAAGGACATTGTTTCTACTAGTACCTTTGTTAACTAACATTTGAGACATACGTATTGCAGCCATGTTCTTTTTTATGGTTTCGCCGTGCTTATGCTCTTCGGCGTTAATCATCTTTTGTGCACCTAGATATCTATCTAATTCTCTTTGTGCTAATTTTCTTTCAGCAGAACCGTGTCTTTGAGCTTTAACTTCAGCTTCTGCTAAAGCTATAATCTTCTTCCTAATATGAGCTTCTTGTTCTAAAAATTGTCTGGTAGATATTTTATTACCAGTTAGACCAACAGCTCCAAGTTTCTTAGCATCTGCCAACATGTCTTTGTTTATGGCTTTAATTTTGAGGGCAGCTGCTTTATACCTTGCTTCTTCTTTTTTATATTTATCAGGGTCGTCTTTAGCCAAAGCCGAAGGTGGTTTGATTGCTTTCAAAGCGCGTCTAGATGCAGCACTAATTTTTTTAGCTATTTGTTCTTTAGAATCAGACAATTGTTTATCAGCTGCTTTATTTTGAGCCATCAACTGTGATACTAACATTTTGTGATTATTTAGTAAATGTTGATTAGCTCTACCTGTTGCATTTGATGCACCTTGTTCCATCTGAGCAATGCGCGCCATATACTTAGCTTGCGCTCTGTTTGCGGAACCTTCGTCGAACATCATTCGCATGTTCGCACGCACTGTAAGTGCACTCATTACCATGTTTTACTTTCCTTAAATTAGTAAATCTTTAAAAGATTTACCTTTTTGGTGAGGTTTTGTTAATCCAGATAATCTTTCATATTTTCGTTTCATGTTTACACTTTTATTGTATGCAGCTCTTACTTCAGGTCTACCTTTTGACATTTGTTGTATATCTTCTTCGGTATAACCGTCGTATGCGTGTATTGTTTTGTATACATTAAAGGCGTATAACAATCCGTCCAGTTCATATCTAGGAGTTGCCTTGATTTCTTTAAGACTCATCCCTAACTCTTTCATCAGTGGCATGTAAACCAAAACCACGTCAGGGTGTTGACCGAACGCTATTGTACGTTTGGGTCGTCTATACCTAGCATTTTATTAGTTACAATAAATTTAGCTGAGGATGGTAATTTTTCATAAACATCCATAGATAATACGCTTAGGTCAGGCTTTTTATCCTGAGCTTTTTTCATCATAAGCCCTATTCTCTCTTTAGCTAATTCTAGATATTGCTCGTTCTTTTCTTCCTCAGAAAGAGAATCGTCTACGACAATTGCCTTTGGTTCTTCACTCTCTGTCAATTCACACCAAGATATCTTGATGTATTTTTCCTGATACTTTACTTCTGCTTCTTGGACTGTATCTGTTAAAGACTCAAGGTCCTCAACAGTCCAGTACTGTTTCTCTTCTTCCATTGTTGTTTCCTATTTCTTTTTAGCCTTCTTTTTATTTTTAGGCTTTTTGACTGGGGCAGATACTTTTTCTTCTGCCTCCAGTCTCTTAAGTGCGTCATTCAGAGCTGCTTCGCTTCTGAAGACTCCTACAATCTCGTTACCTTTCGATAGTTGAAAGACGTGATTGATTTCCTTAACTTCATATACCATTTATTTACCTCAGAATGCTGTGCTTCCGGTTGTGGTGTAATCCATTGTAGTTCCTACAACTGGTGCAACATTACCATAAAAAGTTATTGTTTCTTCGTGCACTGCATCTGCATTCAAAGTAACACCGTATTCTGTAATACACATATTAGGTAAAGTCATCACTTCCGAACCTTCTTTCAATGCCAGATATAATCTATATCCAAAAGCACTGCCACTTGCATCTGCTATAGGTTGATTTAAATTGTTGTCAAAAGCTACAGTATCTGTACCACCTGCTAGAGCTGTGGCACCACTAGTTGCTCTTATACCACATCGTGCTTTGTTGAAAAGATTTGAAAAAGAATTGTCCTTCTTTTTCTTAGTTATTGTTAGGGTTATTTCTTTCTTGATTTCTGCCTTCAAAGCAGTTCGTTGACCCATATATGCTATATCTTCATCAACAGTTCCGAATGTGAAATCTACTCCTGTAATATCTTCTATTTTCAATTCGTCAGAAACTATGCCTACACTAGCGTCTCCACCTGTACCTTCTGTAGTTGTAGCAACAGTCATATCACTGTCAGCAAAACCAGACCCTCTGGCTATATCAGTTGCTGCACCAGTGTCTTTATCTGTAATTGTAACTACAGCACCAGATTGAGTAATAGTGAAAGCTGCTGCAAAATCACTATCAGCAGCTAATTGAGTTTTGATTGCTCCTGCTATGTTAGAAGCGTTACCACTACTAATTGCTGATAAATCAATTTCTTGTTGAAAATCTTCATCTATACTTGCCGGTTGTGTTCCATTACCATCATGGTCAAACCATACTAAATACTTTTGCCCATCTGCATCATAAATTAAAACATATTTATTATTACTTGTTGTCGATGCAAATTGTGCTTTGTTAGTAGATACTACAGTAATAGTTGATACTTCTGCTACACCAGTTCTTCGTGGAATAAAATCAGGGTCAGCATAAGCTCCACCCAAATCTCCAGTCGTAGAACTAGTGTTAGATATAGTTATAGCTCCGCTTGCGAATTTGATACCATAGTTAGCCTGTTCAGTAGACAGACCTACTTTAATATCTCTACCAAGGAAGTAAGTCACAAATCACCTCACACAGTAGAGCAAACTGCTTGGTTGCCTGTTGCTGCGATAACTGGTGTTGCGTGACCCATAAAGGTCAGTGACTCTTCTTGAACTCCGTCAGCATTCAATGTAACATTAAATTCTGTCATTGAACACATTGGGAAAGAAATAACTTCGCCGGATAACATTAATTGAACGTGGAGTCTGTACCCATAAACATTATCTGGTTGTGTTAAACCATCGTTGATAGTAGGTGTGTCTCCATCCCTTTTCATTAATCCATATCTTGCTGCTTTGAACAAGTCATCGAAGAATCTACCATCTTTTTTCTTGGTGATGGTTATTGTATTCTCTTTTTTAATCTCTGCTTTTAATGCAGTTCTCTGTCCCATATAAGCGATGTCCTCATCGACTGCGCCGAGTGTGAGGTCTACACTTATAACATCTTGTACTGGGTTTGCTGCTTCACCTGAATCGAACAACGTCGATACTTCACGTGCTGGTATAACTAATGAACTTGTAGCTGCGGCTATGGAACTGTTGATTCCATGGTCGCTTGAAGTTCCTGCGTCTTCTGTACCATCGTGCTCAGTTGTGATTGCAACCTTTACATCTCTTCCTAGGAAATATGCCATATTTATTTTCTCCTTTAGCGTTCGCGATACGCTAAGTAATTATTATATGGTGGGGCTAGTATATAAAGCTTTCGCTCAATAGGTGCATTTGGGCTCCATTGAAGCAATATAAGCTCTATTTATCTCCCTTTATTAGTATAATATAGCTATATGTCTTAGTAGAGCTATCTTTTACCAGTCTTTTCTAGTGTTGTATCAAAAATAGTAATATAAGGTAAAGCCCAAGCGTTTTTTCTGTGCCCAAAATTGATAGGCCCCCTATGTTGTGATAATTTATTAGAGGTATATTTTTTAGCAGATTTTTTCATAGCTCTTCTAACTTCGGGTATTATACCTTTGGTAATTAATTTGTGCATATCTTTAGATGCGTGAAACATATCAATAGAAGCTTGAGAACGACTTGCATTAGCTAGTTGGCCGCCAACGTGTGCTACATTCAAAGCATTGACCTCTGTTGTTCCTGCGATTCCCGAAGCTCTAGCATGATTGTTTGCAAAAGCTCTTTTTTCTGCAATGTCTTGAGCTGTCATCAATGAACTACCCTGAGCAAAAAACATATCAGTTACATCATATGTTCCATCAACAACTTCAGCTGTATTTAAATTAGCTAACTTAAATTGATATGTAGTAGGATTCATAATAAATTGTGAAATAGCTACATGTGTGAAAGGACTTATTGCATAACTATAAGTTACACCATTATTGAAATATGACAGATTACCTATAGCTTGTAAAACTATGGTAGATGCTTTACCAGCCAAACTACTACTACTTATTGCTGCCATCCTTTGTATTTCACTTGCCATTGATTTAACTGTGGGCTGTTTACCAGCCTTTATCATATCCTTTTTGATTTCAGCTAAAGCACTGTTAACAGTAGGCAACCTAGATTTAAAATAGTTAAGACCGTCTCTAGCTATTTCTTTATGCATTTCGTCACGTCTTATTATACCTTTACGGTACAACTGTTTCAACTCTTGTATATTTTTACTCATTTTCCCACCAAGTTCGCCATATATACCGTGATGTCCAATTTTATCTATTCTTTCTGTAGTAACTTGTATGTTACCAAAATGTGGTGCATTAACTATATCAATAGGTTGAATATGTTGTATACCTGTAGGGCTGGGTACATCTCTATGCCCTATCGCTTGAGTTTGTTCTTCTCCTGCAGGTACCATAGAAGTTTTGATGGCCTTATCCATAACTCCTTTGAAATCAGGTGTTGTGCCCTCCAAATAAGTATTTAATATTGGTAGCGCACGTCCACCGTACTGTGACTTAAAATTGATAGCCATAGCATTAGCTTGATTTCTTGTCAAATAACCTGCTTCATTATCTTTATACCTTTCTGATAATATACGATTACCAATATAAAAACCTAATACTGGTGAAGCATTCATATATTGATTTACACCTTGGCCCATCAGTTCTTGACTTGTTATATTATATAGAACCTGACTGTCTTTTTTACCCATCGTATCTCTACGAACGCTACCATCGATGTGTGGTTGAAAATTTTTAGACCAAGGGTAATAAGATTGATATCCTGCACCTACAGAATATATAGGCTCAGCTACTTTACCATACTTATGTATTATTATGTTAGGTTTCATCTAATATTGGTAAAGGTTATAGTAAAGTCAGCAGAAGCCCCATACCATTGTAAATTAGGTATGAAACCAACACTCTGCCAAGAATTAAGATGTCTTTCTATAACTTGTGTATCTTCTTCTTCATATGTGTCAAAGTTAATATCCATAACAGAGTTTGCTACATTTAACATCAACCAATTCAAAAGTCTTCTTTGTTTGTAATATACATCGCTGGCAGATGATGCTGTACTTTTTACTTGTAGTTGTGACTCTTTTTCACATATAACATGTAAAGTATAACTAGCACCATATATTTCACCAGTGCCTGAAGATGACCCTAATGTTACGCTCTGACCCATAAACTGTTCTTCAAAGCCTGAACCAGTATGTTCTACTATAATTGCAGGGAATTTAAGTTCTTCAACTTCTGGAAACTCACCAAAGACATGTATGTCTTGGCCATCCTCAGTCAAACCGTTTATATTGTCACTTATACCCATCATTATGGCACGTTCTATAACATTAAGGAAATCTTTTGCCATACTACCACTTCACCTTGTTAGCCCAGTAAGCGGCTGACATCTTTCCTTTCTTTATATTTTTAGCATGACGTGCTTTGAAAGATTTACGTCTTGCCTTTTGTCTTGCAGATTCTCCCTTTTTAGGTTTACCTGCAGTTGTAACACCTTGCTGTCCAAATCTAATAAGTTTAGTTTTACCACCTTCTTTAGCTACAACCACGTGTGACTTTTTAGGATGGTTAGGAGTTCTTTTAGGTTTGTTGTAAGCTGTTACTCCTGCTCTTGTTAGTTTTGCATCTTTCTTTTTTCTTGGTGCCATTTATTTACCTCGCTGAGTTCTTGCCTTAGCTTGTGCTTTTTTAGATAATTCACCATAATGAAATATTCTTTGAGAAGACTTAGTGTGAGTTTTGCCAGAATGTATATGCCCATTAGGCATTTTATGCACGCCACCTTTAAACACAGTTCCATCTTTCTTATAGTGTTTTCTCATTAGTATTTCTTTTTCATGGTTTTTTTCGTTTTCTTCTTCTTCTTAACTTTGTATGCCATTACTTAGCCCTCCTTACTGCTTTTTTTACCTTTTTTGAGTATTTAGCACGACTACCAACTCCTCCAGCCTTACGTTTCTTACGATTCGATGCTGCTTTTTGACTTGGTGTCATTTTTGCTCTAACACTCTTAGGTAGGTAACGTCCTCTTTTTGATTTAGGCTTCTTCTTATCAGCCTTAGTAATATAATCCCATTTTTGATTAGTCCATTTAGTTAATGACTTTTGTGACTTTTTCTTAACCATTAGTTACGGTATCCTCCACCCTTTGCTTTATATTGTTTTGCTAGCATTTGTGCTTTCCTAGCGGACCATTGTCCGGGTGCTCCACCCTTACTACCAGCTTTGATTCTTTGAAATAATCTTTTTCTCATAGATGGTTGAGTGTAATTTCCTGCTTCGTTTACCCTTGATTTCTTTTTAGCTTTTCTTTTAACCATATGCTCTTCTCCTGCTTGTTCTGTCTCCTCTTACTCTAACAGCTCCTACTTCCATATATTCATCTCTAAAATCTTTAATGGTTTCTACTCTCCACTCAGCACTCTTATATAGATATATCTCTTTAGCCTCTACTAAGCCAGAGCTTGTAGTAAGCACTAAGCTCAATAAATCAAATGTGGAATCTCCATAAAGCTTGTCTATATCTAATATAGTATTATCTGTACCAGCTGTAAAAGCAGTTCTAGTACCATCTTTGTAAACAGAAGTTACATCGTTAGCAACTATATCTTTGAGAGGTACATCAATAGTGATATACTCACTGCTTGATAGAGCCAATGAACCGCTCCATGTAAGACTCTTAGTTGAGCCTCCATGATTACCACTTAGAGCTATCTTAGTCAAAGTAGTGCCTGATTTTATTTTAAATTGTAATCTATCGACTTCATATCCTGCAGCTTTATCATCAAATGTTTTTAGTGTATGTGATGTAGTTGTTGCAGAATAATCATCAATGTCATAAATTATTCTTTCTATGTCAATAAGTTTATCATAGGTTTCTAATTCATCAAACTGAGTAGTTTCACTAAATTCAGGTAAAGCTCTGATATAACTTAATGAAGGCATGTAAAAGGTACATGAACCTGTTATTCTATTACCAGTTCTCTCTAGCTCACCAGAACGGCTGATAATAGGCGTTTGCACGGCTTTTAAGCCCGGTAATATTAATTCTGGTGTGATAACATGGTAAAGGCTGTCAGTAGTGTCAGAAGTGACGCTAGTACCACCTGCGAAATTATTAGCTGCAGTGTTACCCTTTTCATAACCAAAGTTTACAGCTGGACCAGCTAGCGTAGAACCACTGCCTTGTGTAGAACTACTCTGTCCTGTTGTTTTAGTACTTTTATTTTGGATAGCATCTCTCGCAAAGACTAGGTCACGCACTTGATTTGTGCGGTGTCCCACATGTCTCATCAACTTGGGGAAGTTAACTGAACCTAACTTTACGGTGTTTGCCATACTATCCTATATTGCGGGGCGACTGACGTACATTAAGTGTACTACTTGACCCGTCTATATTCTTCTTCCAATCTACGCTACCTTTACTTGCGTCAGCGTTATAGGTAGTGCGCTTTACTGAGGTTGCTATCTGAGAGTTCAGTGCATCCTGTGCCATCTTTAAAAACTTTATGTAAGGTTCGTCGTCAGTATATTGTATAAATATATCTCCAATCTTTAGATTTTCAACACCCATACCGTTTTGTGCTATAGAACCTAGATAACTTGCGTAGAATACTACTGCGTTATCATAAGCATCTTCAGTGTTTACAGTATATGTTAAACCTGACTGTGTTTCAAACCATTCCGAAGCCATAGTTATCAATTCTGACAAGTCTGTGTCATCTATCTCTGTGGATTCTATACCTGTCAATATACGTACTCTTTTACCTATCTGGTCTAAATCTTGTGTTGAGTCTCTTGTTATTGCCATATTACATCATCCCCATTGCACCAGCACCACCAGCTGCTGCAACTATTGCTGCTAACCATCTGTGAACTGATGTCTTCATATCGTTCTCCCACATTTCGTGGTGCGTCAAATGGTTTGTGAAAAGAGTTTCGAACTTATCCATTCTATTATAAATGTTCTTAATCCTTTCATCCATTCGAATCAATAATTCTTCTCTTTTTTTATCGTCCATATTATCTTGCTGCCTCTAAATGTTCTAAAATTTCTTTTAGTTTTGCTCTTATTGCGTCTATATCTGCATCATCTGCTATTGTAAAGTCTGTTAATTCTGCCATATTATCTATACCGTCCATTCTACTAACATCGTCATGGATGCTCTTTGGTTACTATTACCACTGTGATTTTTTATCTTTCCTACTATAGTATCTCCAGCAGCCCATGTATAACCCAGTAATGTTGCGTCAATTCCAGCTGAACCATTGTCCACTGCAGTTTGAAGTGGTGAAAGGTCAACCGGATAATTACTTGTGTTTTCGAATATTCTACCGGGGTCTCCGATTTTTTGAATACCTGCACCGTGACCTACATCTGAAAATGTTGAACTTCCTGACAATTCCATCTCAAAATCATTACTACCGTTAGTCATTGTTGCTAGTGCATTACTGTTACTATTTTGACATGTAATTAAACATTTTAAAATTCTACCTGCACAAGGCATAAGAGGTCTGTGGTTAGCAATGTCACTTTGGTTACTATTAGAAGATGCCCAGCTTAAAAAAACCGGTGTATTATTATCTAAGTTGGAAATACCAAAGTGGTGTGCTTGTATCCATTGGTGTCCAGTAGTCGCCAAGATTCCCGTATCTTCTGTTGTTAAAATTACTTTACTCTCACTTCCTGCTGTAAGTTTCAAACCTTGAGTTGAATTTTTCTGCATTGTAGCATAATGAGCACCACCATCAAAGAATTTAACTTCACCGTTATCATCAGCATCCAAAGCTATTTCACCAGCAGAATCTAAAGTCATAGCATTACCAGCCATAGTTGTATCAGAGAATGAAATATTACCAGTTCCTCCACCTGCTCCTGCTACTTCAGTATCAACATAAGCCTTTACAGATTGTTGTGTTGGCACTAAACTGGCCGAGTCAGAAGCCATATTGTTTTCATCAACGAAAAAATCTTGTATTCTGGCATTGATAGCTTTCGCTGACATCAAATGTTCATCACTATCTACAAACTCACTAGTTATATCAATGTCATCAACCGTGTGTCCACCTATAGTCAATTTACCACTGAAGTCAGTAGCAGCTAAAGTCCCTGTGTTAGAATTAAATGTTAAGTTACTACCAGACTTGGGTGCTAGATTTCCTGACGCTGCTGTTGAAAATAATGGGAAACAAGATGTGTCACTTGATTCATCTGCTACAGTAACTGTAGTTGCTATTGCAGCTGTTCCACTTGTGTCTTGATTACCACCTGTATTTACACCGGGTAAATTAATAGCAGCAGAACCATCAAAGTTTACACCACCTATTGCCCTAGCTGTTGTTAAAGTAGCTGCGCTACCTGTAGTATTTTGATTTAATGTTCCTACTGAAAGTACTCCACTCGATGCAGAAATGTTAGTTCCTGCAAGAAGAGTTGCTAAAGCATCAACTGTAGTAAGTTGTTCAGTAGAACCATTTGAATCTAATGTAAGGAATGAATCTCCTGATGTAGGTGTTACTGCTGAATATTCAGATATATCTATAGCAAGATTTTCTGAACCTCCATCTGCTAATCCAGCACCAGCAAAATCACTAACATCTATATTAAAAGTTATTTCTGAATTGCCACTCGCGTTTGTAGTAAAACTACCACCTGTTTGCAAACCGTCTCCGGCTGTAAGTGTAATTGTTGAATTGTTTGCACTTCCACCAGTAGCGTCTTCAAAAGCTGGAGGTGAACCTGCTCCTGTAGAAGTTAATACTTGACCATCACTACCCGGTCCTACTGCAACTGGATTACCAGATGCATCAAATGTAATTATAGTTCCATCAGTACCACTTGCCATTTTAGCCAAAGTGACTGCGTTATCGGCAATTTCTGCGGTAACAACACCACCATCTTTGATAGTTACTACTCCACTTGATACAGCAAAATTATCACTATTAAAACTAGCAACACCTTTAGCAGATGTACTAGCATAGGCGCTACTTCCAAAAGAACTATTCCATGTACCATTACTAACTGTTCCTGTTGTTGTAAGAGAAGTGTTACCTGCTTTTACAGAGTATGTATCAGATAAACTAGCTCTATCTCCACTCGAATCTCCGTAAAAAATTAAACCGTCTCCCGTGTTTATAACTAATTCACCTACTGCTAGGGTACTAGGGGGGCTTTGACCAGCTGTGGTCTTTCTTTTAAGTTGGATTGTGTTTGTCATAATGTCTCCTTATAGTGCCATCACAGCTATAGCTCAGGCACTATTTAAAGTTTACTGTGTTATTGTGCTTATATTGCTCCACCATCAATGTTAAAGCCAGATGTACTACCATTTTCCAAGTAAGTTACAAGGTCAGATAATGCTACTTGCTTCATAGTGCCGGCATCGTTCATAACCATTCTATCAGCACTAGCTAATGTTGTGGAAGTTGCGGATGTATCACCATCCATGATGTTAAGTTCTGTTGCGGTAGAAGTTACTCCATCTAAGATGTTAAGTTCTGCAGCTGTAGATGAAACATTTACCCCACCTATGTCTAAAGTAGTTACAGATATTTCACCTGCAACAGTAAGTAAACCGTCTGCTACAGTCATTAAGTCTGTATCATCTGTGTGTCCAATGGTAGTTCCGTTAATAAGAACGTTGTCTATATCTAATGAACCACCGCTAATTAATCCCGTGGTTGTAATAGTTGATGAACCATTATTAATGTTTCCGAATCCTGATGTAATAGTACCAGCGTTTAAAGCTCCTGATTGAACAAGATTTGGCATTGCAGTAATTTCGTCATCGAAATATGCTGCTAAATCTGTAACTGCAACTTGTTTCATAGTTCCATTATCATTGAATACTACTCTATCAGCATCTGCAACAGTTGTTGAACTGGCTGATGTATCACCATCCATGATGTTAAGTTCTGTTGCTGTGGACGTTACACCATCTAGGATGTTAAGTTCTGCTGCTGTAGATGTAACATTTGTTCCACCTATATCCAAAGTAGTTACACTGATTTCTCCTGCGACAGTAAGTAAACCATTTGCTACAGTCATCAAGTCTGTATCATCGGTATGTCCGATAGTAGTTCCGTTGATAAGAACATTATCTATATCTAATGAACCACCACTAATAAGTCCTGTAGTTGTGATTGTACTTGAACCATTATCAATGTTTCCGAATCCTGATGAAATAGAACCTCCACCTAATGCACCTACAGATGTTATGTTTGTCTGTGCAGCTGTTTGTAATGTACCTGTGATTTCACCAGCTATTATAGGTGCTAATGCATATCCAGTTCCACTTGTGTTAACAGTTGTGCCGGGTTCTGCTTGTAATTCATCGAAGAAAGTAAAAGCATTACCTGTAGCACTTACATCTCTGAAAATACCTGCATATTTTGCTGTTCCACCAGTACCATACTGTCCATATACACCAAAATCAAGGTCGTCAGCACTGCTTCCTTGGTCTTTTGCCAGTTTCAACATAGAATCTGCAATAGCTACAGTTGTTGAAGCAACTGTGGTTGTAGTTCCTGAAACTGTTAAATTACCACCGATTGTAACGTTGTTTGGTAAACCGATTGTTAATGTATTGTTACTGATAGATGTTTCTACTTCGTTTGAAGTTCCGCTAACAGTCAAAGTCTCACCTAAATCAATAGCATGAGCAGTTCCTGAATCTGCTGCGATTGTAACATCATCAGAAGCTAGTTTAGATATAGCAATCGAACCAGCTAACATAGCGTTAGTAACACCACTTGCTTTGACTCTAATTGCATCTGAATTTGTTTCTATAGAAGAATCATCAACATTTACAGCGAGGACTGCGCTCGAAGCAGTTAACCCATCTCCTGCAAATAATGTTGCAACATCATCTATACTTTCTTTTCTGGTAGGGTCACCAGATTCACCTTCATCCGAAAATGCGATGAAATCGCCAGATGCAAGTGTAGCTGCTGTCAAATTATTTATATCTACTTCTAAATTTTCTCCGTTAGCTGCCATTCCACTGTTTGCCGCAACGACATCACTAGCATCAAAATTAAAAGTTATTTCTGAATTGCCACTCGCGTTTGTAGTAAAACTACCACCTGTTTGCAAACCGTCTCCGGCTGTAAGTGTAATTGTTGAATCGTTTGCTGAAGCAGCGTTAGTGTAACTGAAAGAACCATCTCCATCAGTTTGAATTATTTGTCCGCTTGTACCATTACCAGATATATTAAACTTAGCAGCTGTTATTGCATTATCAGCTATATCACCTGTAGCTATTGTCCCATCTACTATAGAAGCAGATACAACTGCGTTTGCAGCTAATTCATCAGCTCCTACAGCATCATCTGCAAGCATTGTATTTGTAACTTTTTGATTACCAATACTTAAAGCACCATTGGCTGCAAGTGTTGCATCGCCAGAAACTGCTACGTTGTCAAATGAGTCTGAACCATCATATACTATTATATGTCCTGAGGAAAGCGAACTTATGTCCGTATCTCCCATTTCTGCTAAAGTGTCTTCTGCATCTATAGCAGCTTGAACTGCGCTTGCTGTCATCAGCTTTGTAGCTGAGCTTGAGGTTCCGTCTGTAGTGATAGGCGCACCCATCCATACTACGTCCCCTGCGGTACCACTTTTTGCAATGTATAATTTTTGGTCGCCACTGCTTGGTAAGTAAACTAAAGGTTCACCTGTGTTTACTGCCGTTTCGCCACCACCGCTTACTACTACATCCGAAGTACCTCTTCTTAATTGTATTGTATTTGCCATCTTATGTTTTTACCTTGCTTAGAAGGTACCTCCATCTATCTTTCCATTCGTTAGTTTCGCTTTGTTGATTGTGATTTCATCATTGTTGCCACCACTACCGTCATCTGAAGTATCTATACTACCTATTTCAGTCCCAGCAGCATTGTTGAATATTATCTTTCCGTCTGCCGGTGTAACTACTACTTTATCAGCCACGTGGTTCTACCTCCAACTTTGCATCTAATCTTCCACCAATCACAGTCCAGTCGAATTCTGCTGTTGCTTTTGTATTAGTCATAACATAAAATCCGTCCTCTGTTTTTCTACCTATCCATACATTGTAGTTACCATGTGGTGTTAAAGATACTGTATAATCTTTACCAACCATCTTGAACCAATAATCCGGCAACTCTATTCCAATCCTTCTGCTTTCCTCTCCATCACCTATAACGCCGGTACCGCGTGCGTACATACCATACTCTGGACCTTCTAAACATCCATATACTAAACGTTTGTCTTCATATAGTGGATGTGGTATGTTAAAAGATTTTGTCGTTGCTGACAAATGTCCTGTTATACTTACTGCAGGGTTTGAAGCTGCAGAGTTACCACCTGTAACACTTAGAGCAGTTGTACCACTGCCTCCTGATGTACCAGATAGTGTTAAAGTACCTGTCATAGTATCTCCAGCACTTTTAACCATAACGTCGTTGACTGTTATAGCTTGTGTACTTAGAGATAATAAACCAGTACCTTGATTGTCAATTGTAACTGCGTCATGTGTTGTATCACCAGTTGCAATATTTGCGTAACTACTACCGTCGTTAGTGATTTGCCATCTATCTGTAGATTCGTTCCATCGTAGTGCTACGTTATCAGAGTCACCACGCTCTACTTCTATTCCAGCGTTTTCACTAGGTGTTCCAGTTACATCATTATTTAATGTAATAATATTATCGTTAATTGTTGTTTGTGTTGTGTTTATAGCTGTAGCAGTTCCACTTACAGTTAAGTTACCATTGACTACCATATGTCCTCGTGCAGTTATAGTATCATTAGTATCTGCACCTAAGGTTACATCTCCACCAAGTCCATTGATAGTTATGTCTGCTTCTGCTCCACCACTTCTTGCTTGTATATCATTAGCATCTATACCTAAGTTAGCTCCACCATCAGCTCCGAACTGAGCTATACCAGTACCATCGCTCAATGTAGCATTAGAGCCTGATAAGCTTACTTCGAGAGGTACCGAGGGATTAGTAGAGCCTATGGCGAACTTTTGAGCAGATTTGTTACCATTACTACTGTCAAGTGTAAGCATAGCTGTACTACCGCCAGAGCCATACTTGTATAATATAGCCCCATCATCTAGATAAATATCTTTGTTTGAGCCATCAATAGCTCCTACTCTCAAATCGCCATCTATAGTTACTTTGTGTGTTATTTCTGTATATGCCAAATTAGAACCTGAACCAAATCCATAGTTACCAGTTCTAAATGCTCTGACATCAGAAGAAGAAGAGTCAGTGTCTTCTTGTGTGAAAGCAGATGTATCTACACTTAGAGAGTTAATTTTATTAAAAACAGCAGCTTTAGTCGGTGCTGTAGTTTCTTCCGTAGCCCAACTAGAAGCAAAAGCAGTATTATCTACTTTACCATCAGCTTTGGCTGTAACGAATTGTTTAGAGAGTAGCCTGTCGTCTAGAACGAGACTGTAGTTTCTCTTTCCTTTCATGCGTTCGGCTCCGACGCCGCCTAACGGTTTACCTTGTTGTTTTTTTGGTACAGGCATATTTCTCCTTGTAAAGTTGGGCGACATTATTCTACCGTAGTCGCCCGAACGGTTTATACTGATTTAAAGGTTATTAAATCTAAGCGGATGTTACAATAACACCAGCTTCTGGTCTAATAATCTTCATACCGTATCTCATAGACATGTATGAACCAACGATTCCGAAACCGGGGTTTGCTTCCTCGACGGTCATTCCACGTCTTTCTACGTATGCCATAGGTTTGACAGACATATCAAATACACCAAACTTGGTCATTGGGACATAGGCATTAACGAAAACGTTCATACCGTATAATTGTCCAACTAATCCAGTTTTTGCTACGTCATCAACATATTCCAATCCACCTTTCGATTGACTGTCATGAGCTGCTGAACCTGCAAATGGTATAGTGAAGTCTGCTAAGTCTAATAGCAGTTTGTAGTGAGATGGTGAAATCAAGATTGTGTCTGGGTTTAATCCTTTGGTTGCAATCAATTCCATAGCGGTTGTGATATCCCCAAGGGCTAACTCAGCGGTAGAAGCACTACCCAATCCAGATGCTGAAGATATGTAGTGTGAACCGTTGTTGGTTCCCATTGAACCGTACTCAGTTGCTGAATACAATCCATAATCTACAAGTCTTACATCTTGACCAGATGCTGCTGTACCGGGTGCTTCTCCGAAGAAAGCACCGTGTGGGTTAGATGAGAAGACAGTAATTTCTGCTTCTGCGTCTACGTCTCCTGAAGAGTTAATTGTGGTCTGAGTTCCACTTACATTAACACCAGTTCCTAATGTAGCATCTCCTACACCGAATAAAGCTTTGATGAAGTGGCTTGTGACGTGTCTGTCAGTTGCCCTTCTTGCTTCGTTCAATGCAAGTTCTACTTCAGAGAATCTTGAATCTTCAATCATTCTTCGGGTAACACCTACTGCGATACCCCATTCTTTAACGTTGACACGCTCATTTCGCATATCGGTGTGTTGGAACTTTGGAGTTGTTCCTTCTTCGATTTGCTCCATAACCATGCTTTGTTTTGCGAATGTTATGTCTATATCTCCACCAGTTTCGGTTGTGAAGTTTTCTGCAAACATCTGAATTACTGGTAATTCTGTTACTCTGTAATCCTGAAGTGCGTCTTTGTAATCTACAAGTACGCGGTTTGCTTGTGTGCTTCCACTACCTACATTGTTGGTCGTTAATATTCCTTCTTTAGCTGTAACCATAATACATCACCTTAAATTAATAACACCTTTGTAAAGTTGTTAGCGACTCCGTCGGTTCCAACTCCTGCAAATGTTGCTGCTAATGCAATTGCCACAACTCTGTCGGTATCATCGTTAGTTGGTTTTTCTAATTTACCAGCTCCGTCGATAACCAATTCGTCACCTGCAGCTAAACTTGCTACAGATTGAACGTTACAGACGATTCCTTTACCGGTTACGATAGAGGTTGGTTCACCTGCTACGGCGTCTACTAACAATACACCCAAACCTGCGGCTTGAGCTTGGTTAGTTCCGTCCTTTTGGTCATCGGCCATTGCGATGATTTTACCACTTGAGTTTATATCAACGAACAGTCCTGCTTCTAATGCGACGTTTGCTGCACCAAGGTTCATTATCCTTGCTGGAGCACCACCGTCATTTATTAATACTTCTGTTGTCATATTTACTTACCTATTTGTTTACTCCTGTAAAAGAGATTTTTCCGTTTTTCATAGCGAACATTCGCTCGGACTCTTCTGCTTCTACTGGGCTTTCTTCAACATCGTGGGCTTTGCCTTTACCGAATGTCCTTTCGGAGTCTTCTGGTACCGGCATAGATTCCATTGCGATGCTGAATCCTTCTAGCTTAACGTCATCCCATGCGGAGAGTTCCTCTACACGAGCATCCTTGTTTTCATCCTCGACTTTTCCGAGTAGAGCTTCTTTCTCAATGATTGTGTTAACTAATGCATTCTTTTTAGCTAAGATTTCTTTCTCAGCTCTTTCTGCGTCAGCGTCTTCAAACTTTGTGATTAAAGCAAGGGCTTCCTCGTGCTTGGTGTTCAACTCTTCGAAAGATGTCGTCATTTCGTCTAGCTTAGACTTCATAGATGCGAATTCACGCTCTGTGATAGTCTCTGCTTCTGATATTTTGTTTTCTTCTTCAGCCATAGTTTCTACCTCGCTGCTGTTCCCGTGTGATTCACAGGCACATGATTCATCTTCTTTCGATTCTGAACCTTCACCGAATTCACGGTGTTCATTACTTTCACATTCCCCTTCAATTGTACATGCTTCACAAACGGGGTTTCGAGTTTCATTATCAATGAAGCTCACCTCGATAGGACGGATGTTCGTAGCAAAGGGTTCTCCAAGGACTTCAACATCCTTTGAAAACCAATCGATACTGACATGTGTCATATCACCGTTTTCTAGTTTTCCCATCACTTCACTTGTTCTAGCGGCATCCTTGTGGATTTGTGCTAGCATCTTAATACCAGTTTTACCATCTTCCAATTCGATTAATTCTGGATTGATAGCCTTGCCAATCAAATCTTCATCGGTTCGCTGGTGATTAAAGTAAACTGGAAGCTCACTAAAGGCCTCCAAATTGTCTTTTAATATTGAAGGTTCTATAAAAACTTTCTGGTCGCCATCTTCATCATGTACTCCTGAAGTTATAGCAATGACTGGATAGTCTATTGTTTCCTTACCAATATTTAAAGGTGTGTCTAGCTCTTGGGCAAATGTACGTTTCGAGTCTTCCAGAGTTTGTGGTTCTGCAAATTCTCTAACAGTACCTTCTTCCACTCTCATGCGACATAATTTTGCCGCCATGTCTTTATAGTCGTCAACACCCTTTTTCTTAAGTCTAGGTGCTAAATCTATGAGACATTCTTCGTATACGTATTGTTCGCTCATGCTTCTCTATCTCCTGTTAGGTTTCTGTTTTCGACACGGACAGATTCTTCTGTCTTGTCTTGGTCTTTACCACCAGAAATATTAGCGTTTTCTGCTGTTGGTCGCAGTTCTACTATACCTTCCGGGTCTAGACCACGTTCTAATCTAGCTTCACCGGGTGTCAAAACACCCTCAGATAGATAAATCATATCCGTCTTAGCTTTTGTAAAGGCATCCTCTACATTAATTTGACGGAATGAAAATTTAGCTGCACCACTTTCTAACTGTGGCATCAGTTGTGAATTCAAAGCTGCTTCAACTGCACTTTGTAAATGTTTCACGTAAGGTTCGAAAATAGCACGTGCTTGTTCTGGTTTGTCAAACATAGTGACAGGGACTTTCAATGCTATGTGTATTTTCTTTAAAATGTCATCTGTATATTTACCATACTCAAATGCTCTTTGTGTACCCTGCATCTCTTTGATGGTTATATCATTACCATGTATAATATCTTCGCCGGGTTCTAATGAATTAAAGGCGTCGACGATTTCATTAATCTTATCTGGACCATATGGCATATCGGGTAGACCAGCAGATATGTCAAAACGGCTAGTGGCGTACTTATTAAGAGCAGCGCCAATATCCCTCTCGGCATAATCTTTGAGGTCAACGAGATATAATACTGGATGAATGTCACTAAGGCCATATGCATAATCATCAAATGGATTGTTTCTAAACGCAATAATTTCTGTTTCTTCAAATCTAACATTTTCTTTGTCGTCTCCTAAATCTTGGTAGTAATACATAATTTGACCGTTTTCATTTCTTTGAATGAACATATTCTGAGATGACCTTAAAACTAGGTTATCTCCTGTATATTCAAGATATGATGTACCAAATATTCTACCGTTACGTAACCAAGAGTAAATTAACTGGTCGATGTTTACTTCATCGAAAAAATTAGTGATAGCCTCGCGCTCTTCATCTGAGTCAGTGACGATGTCATAACCGTCTTTCGCTGCATAAATACAAGGTAAATCTATCAAAGTTCTGATTATAGGGTCAGAAAGATACACATTCATGTAAGTTCTTGCATCCCCAATCTGTGGTTCTTTGTTAGCTCCGCCTCCGAAACCTCCCCCGTTGTTTTGAAGTTTGATGCGTTTAATAACACCGGCTCCATAACTGCGTGGACTGTCCTTTTCAAAAGGTGGGTTTTCTCCTACTGTTGCGAATTCTCTTCTTCTGCCGAAAGGCAGATAATCACGTAGAGGCATGGCTATCAAGTAATAGTAGACGGGGTGAGTATATAAAGCTTTCGCTCAAAACTACTTAAATACCTCCGGGCGAGTGTTTATTTAGCGAACTTTGACCTCTTCTCGAAGTATATAAGCCTTGTCCTGTCCATCCAGCACCACTTTGCTGTGCGTTTCTTTTAGCTGGCATTGAAACCGCTGCAAAATTACCTGAAATAGGTAACATTGACAAAGCCCCATGCAATGCTATAGCTGTACTATCACAATAATCGTCATGTTTACCAGTAGGAGCACTTATTTTCTCTGTTTTGTTAGCAGCATCCATTGTATACTCTAAATCTACGTGCTCTCTATACCACTTGTTTACCAGTTTTGCTTGGTCAGCTGGTAAGTCTTTTGGGTCTGGTACTACAACTTGGTTCTTTTGTAGATATGACACCATGTCTCTGTAGACTTGGGTTTTAGTACCTTTCGCTCCACCTGTAAAAATGAATGGTATAAACTGTATACCACTCTCTATACACGCCAATCTTATATCTTGTTCAATCGCTCCACCCATACCCGTCGCATCAATAATAAGCCTATCGGCACCAAAGCCCCTAGTAACATCCATAATGCGTTCTCGTTGGTATGGTATATCATGTCCACCTGTTCTTGGACTAATTTCTTCCAAATAAACAAGTCTTGCAACGTTCTGTGAAGTTGATTTTTGACAAGCCCATACACTAATAACAGTGCTATTAACGGATTTACCAATATCCACACCCACAGTACAATTATCAATTTTCGTTCCGAACTCGTGAAATCCAAGGCCGGGTCTGAAAGTTGCTCGTAATAATTCCGAATTGAAGATATTAGACGACGACTCAACGAAATCACATTCATATTCTGTCCTCCAATATATTGAATCTTCTCCCCATTCCATCATTTTTGTTAACATATCTTCTTCAGTATAAGGTGGCTCATAAGCCCTACCTCTATTCACAGCATCTCTCCACGTATAATGTAATCTTGTAAAAGAATCCGCATAAGCTTCATCATACAAATATCTAAACATGTGGTTTTCTTTTGATTTTGGAGTACCTAAGTTAATAAATGGCGCTGTGTTAGATATAATCGATGGTTCTACATTGTCTATAAATAACTTGTCATCTATTAACGGACTCTCATCCACTATTAAAAAAGTAGGGTGCTGTCCTCGTATAGCCTGCCCCTGATTAGATGCAGCTATAGGAGCTCTACGTAGCACACTTCCTCCCTTCATTGTGATATTAGGCTTGTTATGGAAACGGTAATTCTTAACTAAGCCTGATAAAAAGGCATTATCAGCAAAATGCCTGTAACAGTAATTAAATATCAAACTTGCTTGGTCTTCACTTGGTGCAAGTACAAAAACCAAGTCTCTAAATCTCTTAAAGAACAAATAGACTACTACAGCTACCGAAAGTGCGAAAGATTTGCCTGAGCCACGTGGAGCCAATATTGCAACTTTACGATGCTTTTCAGGGTCTCCATCAGGATATGTCAGAGATTCTACAACAATATCCTCTTGCATAGGTCTTAATTTAAGTGGTCTACGTTTATTATCAATTAAATAACATTCACAGAATGCACGAACTAACAAAGTCATCTTCTTTGAATCAGTTCTACATTTTTCAAAAATCTTTTCTAAGGCAATAGAATCATGAGCTGCTATACCGCTAATCGCTGCGTTTAGTTTCTTCTGCTCGTTCTTTATCATCGTCATCCATTAATCCTTCTAATATATTACTAAAACTTTCTGTGTTCTTTTCTACTATCGTTGGTACTTCTATATTCAACGCTCTAAATTCCGTATGAATATCTTTAACAATTGCATTTCGCTGTCTAAGGAGCTCTGTTCTCTTGTCAACATCCCCGATAGATACAAGAATTTCTTCCCACAAAATGTCTTCAAGAGCGAGATTGCGAGCAAGAAGAAGTACAAGCTCTTTGTGACGCTCGTATTCTCCTTCACCTACTCGCTCCCGTAATCGCTCCTCGTATTCCTTGACGTTCATTACTTTTGTTCGTCAAGTGCGGCCTTAACTTTAGATTTGACTAAACTAGCTAGTTCGTCATCCTTTTCGTCCCAAGCTGTCATTAATACGTTTTTGACTAAAGAGTCTTTAACGTGCATCTGTGCTTGTTCATCTAATTTGTCATAGACCTTCATTTGAGCTTTGGTTAGATTCTTATCTAGAAGTCCCATCAATTCTTCTTCGTTGTTTTTCAAGTATTTGAATACTAAAGCTTTTACTGCAGGAACTGTGTATGCTATATACCCAGCAGCTGCTAAAAGCAAAGCAACTAAAGCCATTAATAATGGTTCGTCCATCAAAGTATCTAATAAGCCTGATTCTTCTACAGTGTCAATAATAGCAGTAAGGTTTCCCTCAGTTGTCTCATTATTTTCAGCTGTTTGATTTGATGTTTCGTTTGCCATAGGTTTTCACCTAATCCTTATAACTCGTGGGAGTATATAAAGGTTTCGTTGCGTGGCCCTAGAGACGCCTATTGCGTATATCTTCTCTGTGGGTTCGTGGTCCGTAGAGCCACAATATATTATAGTGGGCCTGAGTATATAAAGTTTGCTGTGGTTATTTGCAATTTACAGTCAGGGCATTCCCAAATAACCTTCTCTATATCACTATATACTTTCTGCATATCTCTAGCGAGATAAAAATTCTTTTGGTAACATATTTTACATTTCATATTTATAGAGGACGACATGTATAACAACGTACTTCGCTATTATACAAGTAGCCTAATGTCCTCTTGCCACATATATAACATTTCATGTTTATGCGTCTATAACTAGAGCGTATTGGAACTTATTACCGACCTTGTGTATCTCTACAAGACGTATAGTCTTACCGTCATCTATTGTTTCCAATTTAGTTTCTAGTAATGCTAAACATGCCGCTAGGTTCTCTGCTTGTTCGGTAAAATCGTTTACTGCGTAATTTGCCATTTATTCCTCCTTATTATTTCTTCTTTGCTGTTGCTTTAGTTAAACTTGATGTTTCCATCTTATGCTCTTGCGATTGTGCATTTGCTTCAATCATTTGAGCTTGTTTCTGGCTTGCATCATTATAATCTATAACTGCTTGTGCTTTTACTTTATAGAAAGCTGTTTTTTCTGCTTGTTCTTGTTTCCACACATCTAAAGCATCTTTGATAATAAGCAGAGCTGGTCCACCTAATATAGCTATCAAAGTAGTATATGCTTCAATGTTTTCAAGAACAGCGGAGTTATTAAGTCCCGTATGTATAACGAAACCTGCAAACCCTACCCATAGCAAAACTAGGGGTACAGCTATCATAAACATAAAGATGTCGTTGAATGTTATTCCTTCACTTGCTTCTTTACTCATATATTCAGTCCTCCTTACTTTTTGTTTCTTTTTCTCTGGAAGTTCCATCTTCGGTAACTTTACCTTGGGTAAACTTATACCTGAAAATAATTTCCATATCTTTGTAACCATTGCTATAATGAATGCCGTAGTTGCTACTGCTAATAGTGTTATTATCAACATTAAAAGTATATTTGTAGCTAGGTCCACCATTGCTCATACATCCTCCTCAAGTTTAATACCATATTCTTCGCTATACTCCCAATCCTCTACCCATGTCTGTGGATAATTAGTCATATAGCCATGATATTCATACTCTCCAGTTCCATTCCAATCTACATACAATGAAGCATAAAAGAAATATACTCCATCATACATGTTGTTAAACGTTTCCTCATAAGGTTCTGCGTTTGAAGGCATAACATGTTCGTCTTCTTCCCAACCAGATACATTGTATTGGTATTGTCCATATGACATATTATCATATCCATAATACATAAAAGTATCGTTGTCGTCGAACTGAGGTATCAGATGTCCTATGTCGTAATACATCATAACGGGTAGCTGGTCAACGTGGTCATTACAGTCGGTATCCATGTCGATGTAAAGTTCCAAGCTAGACTCGCTATCCCGTCCGAAGCTTACGACGCTTCCATTTTCACCATCATTTCGGTATAATACAGCTTCATATTCTAAGCCATCCCATACTATCAATTCGGTGTGATTACAGTGATTTGATTCATTTTCATAGTCGCAAGAACCATCATCTTCTGTGGCTCTATCATTAAAATTATTAGCGTCTATATCCATGCAGCCATATACAGTTTCATTGGTTGCAGTGTTGTTGTTGGTTCCATTTTGATTTGGTGGGTAACTACATTGGTTGTTAGAATGTGTAGCTTGTGAGTTATAATTCAAAGCATTTTGGTCCATACAACCATAAATAACAGGTGGGGGGAATGCACAACTGCCATTATCAAAATCTGCATCAGGTTTATAATTAATAGCCGTTGGCTCAGTGCAGCCACCCTTCAGCATTGGTTCTTCCTCCTCACCAAAAATGTTATCTAAAAAATCCATATCTACGCTGCCGCTACCAAAGAATGCTAAAATCAAAACAGTAAGTATGGAACCAATCTTTTGACCTAACTTAGTTTCTCCTAATTTATCACCAGCTTTTCCGATTGTCTCGAAAAGGCCTTCTTCTTCTTCTTCATCTGGCTTTCGGCGCCTTCCGCGTCCACCAAGACCAAGAGCCTCACGCTCCTCGTCTGAAATAACGCTTATCGCACCATAGTCATCGCGACTCGACATGGATATTACTAGTAGACGACGCTAGTATATAAAGCTTTCGCTGAACATACCTATATACCAGCCTAATTGAAGAGTATAAATGCGAACATACGTATATACGTCCATCACATATGGTTGGTCTACCCAAAATACTTCATCGGTCTGCATATCTTAACGCTAACCAGAACCCAGCAGATAACATAAGTAATCCAAACATTGCTGCTACGGACTGTACCATTGGTCCATCAATCACTTTTTCACCTCTTCTTCTGCTGGTTGTGGTAAATATTTAGATATATCATCCTCTGATAGTGGTGCTTCTATAGCTTTTGGGTACTTTTTCTTACCTTTGTATCCACCTTTCGGCTTCCAAACAGGTATTTTAGCATCACATGGACCACCTTTGCTGCTGTGAAACGAACACCACTTGCAAAGATTCTGTGGAGTTTGCTTCCAATCCTCTTCTTCGTGCTTTTCTTTGATTAAATCATGCACTCCCATGATAATATCTTTCGCTTCGTCCAAAACCTGCTGGTTTACTTTGACATAAAACGTGTCATCGAAACGTAAATACGAGACGCCAACGAAATTTGGCATGTCACCCATCTCTAAAGTGTACAAAAAAGCGTAAATTATCAATTGTACGTAGTAGTCATCAGGCAAGTATGGACCATAACGCTTACTTGTTTTGTAATCCAGTAGTGTAGTACCACCATCAAAGTCGTTACAGACTACATCTACGATACCTATAACGTTATATTTTTGTGATTTAACCCACTTTTCTGCATATTTAGGCGCTACGCTGTTCCATGCTTGCCATTTTGACTTGTAAATCTTCCATTCGACCATTTCATTTAACTTTTTATCGACTGCTGCAACGAAATTGACCAAAATATCATGTGTTTCGACTCTCATTGCTGCTATTTCTTCGCTTGTATGTACATCCCAAAGCCATTTTTGTGAATCTATCTTGTCAGCCCATCCACTTTCGAACTGTTCGAGTATCCAATCTTGAGGCGAACCAGTTTCCCATGCCTTGAAAGTCTTGAATTGTATTTTAAAAAGGTCTTCAAGTATGGCATGCACTAACGAACCTCTAAAAAGATGGATGGTCTTCTGTTCTGGCAACTTAGCAATGTACTTGTAATAGAACTCTCGCTCACATTTTCTAAAAGTATTTATCTTAGAAGGCGATAAACGCATTGAACTTGGTTCCCATTCGGTTGTTTTGGACATTAACAGGTCACTCCTAGAGGGTCAAGCTTGATATTACCCTTGATTCTGTCCTTTCGTGCTATTTTTAGCAAAATTAGATATCCAATCAAGTCGTCAACAGTATCTGCTGTGTCAGAAGTTATACCTTTGTTCTTGATTCGTGACATCTTGTCATCGATTCGAGCACATATCGCTTCCTCGCTGTTTAGTTTAGAGAAGACTTGTATCGGCGTGAGTGCCGAGTCTCCATAACTTGCATTCTTTTCTAAGAGCAAGTCTTTTATCATTTCGCATTCCTTTGCTATCTTCGTAGATGTTTTCATATAATCCTAGAAGACAGCTAGGCTATATAAAGGTTTCGCTCTTTTCGGGCTGCATAGTAGCACTATTGGCTCTATTAAGGCAATTAGGCTCTACTAAAGCTCCCCCCCTTGCAAAATAAAGCTCATCTTTGTAGAGCCCTAGTGTTAGTTGCCAGCCATAATGCACTGTCGAGCCTTACCTAGTAGAGCCCTGATGCCTTGTAGAGATTAATTATATTAGTAGAAGTATAGCACTGGCTACTACTAGTCTTAGTTGTCTTAGTATAGCTATACTATATAGAGATACTATATTAAGCTACGCGCGTAGGATAGACTTTCAAAATTTCACTCGATTTG